CCACAGTTTTATCCTCTTCCAATGCGGGTTCGTTAGTAGTATTTACTGCTGGTATTAAAGATGTATTTGTAACCTACCCTTCTTCAAAAGGCTTGTGGAAAGATGCTTCCGGTAACGCTATAGGACTTGGAACTCCTGCTGCATTTGTAGGTACTAATATCACTGGAACTGCTACTGCTTTTACAGCATCTAATGTCACTACTAATGCCAATCTTACAGGTGCAGTTACTTCTGTAGGTAATGCTAGTTCTTTAGGGTCTTTTACTTCAGCTCAACTAGCTACTGCTTTAACAGACGAAACAGGTACTGGGGCTAATGTATTTGCTACTTCTCCTACTTTAGTAACTCCTGCTCTTGGAACTCCATCGGCTCTTGTAGGTACTAATATTACGGGCACGGCAACTGCCTTTACAGCCTCTAATGTCACTACTAACGCTAATCTTACGGGAGATGTAACTTCTGTCGGTAATGCTACTACCTTAACTAATGCCCCAGTTATAGCTAAAGTTCTTACAGGTTATGTTTCAGGTGCAGGTACAGTAGCAGCTACAGATTCTATTCTACAGGCAATACAGAAGCTTAACGGTAATAACGCTACTAATGCTAATCTTACTGGTGCTGTAACTTCTGTTGGTAATGCTACGTCTTTAGGTTCTTTTACTTCAGCTCAACTAGCTACTGCTTTAACAGACGAAACAGGTACTGGGGCTAATGTATTTGCTACTTCTCCTACTTTAGTAACTCCTGCTCTTGGAACTCCCGCTTCAGGTGTAGTTACTAATTTGACTGGTACTGCGTCAATTAATATTAACGGAACAGTTGGCGCTACTACTGCAACTACAGGGGCCTTTACTAACCTAGCCTACACAGGCACACTCACAGGCTCCACAGGTGTACTGAACATTGGCTCAGGTCAGGTTTATAAAGATGTTTCAGGCAATGTGGGGATTGGAACTGCTAGTCCTGGGTATTTATTAAATGTATCTAAAAACGGTGGTGGCGGTGATTCAGCTCAATTAGCACGTTTTACTGATACAAACACTTCAAATTCACTCGGACCGTTGCACCTAACAATAGGTACAGCAAATCATTTTGCTCTAAATCCTAGCCCTGTATTGTGCGGTACTAATGGGATAGCATTAGGTGTTGGTGACGGTTCTGATTTGGCAAATCAACGCAGGCTAGTAATAGATGTTTCCGGCAACGTGGGGATTGGGACGAGTAGTCCAAGTGGTAGATTGCATGTAAGTGGAGGATATGCAGGTTTTGAATATAACTCTAGTGGAACTTATCCTTCTTACAATACATGGTTTAGCGCCATAGGGCATAATTTTCAAAGTGGCGCTAGTTATATGGATTTCTGGAACACTGTTGGGTCAGGATTTCAATGGCATATACAAACAGGAGCATCTACTCAAACATCAGTAATGACCATCAACTCCTCCGGCAACGTGGGTGTGGGTACTACCACAATGTTTGGTAAATTTAATTCTATTCCAAAATCCACATTCGTCCCAAGTACTAGTACTTGGGCTGAAGCAGCGTTAAGTACACAAAGTAGTTATGGTGGCGGTCTTTCTATGATTGATGGTTCCGCTGGATATATATTACATTGTCAAGATGCTGGTGCCACCTTATGTTTTAGACAAGGTACCGTAGGTTCTGCACCCACAGAACGTATGCGTATCAACTCCTCCGGCATTGTCACTATGAGCGCGTATGGCGCAGGCGCAGCAACATTTTCAGCAGCAGGGGTTATTAGTTCTGTTTCAGATGAAACTTGGAAAATAAAAGATGGTGCACCTAATAATCCTGATGAAATGTTACAAAAACTAAAACCGGGATATTGGTTTTATAATGAAGAAAAAGCGCTTATATTTGGCGCTGAAAGACAATTAGGGTTTTATGCTCAAAATGTAAACGCGGCTATTGGCCCAGAAGCTGCACCCGCACCTGAAACATATGTAGAAACTGATATTAATGACGTTGAAAGTATTAAAACTAAGCCTTGGGGCTACTATGATCGTTCTGTGTTGGCAGTAACTGTTCTGTCTTTGCAAAAAGCATTGACAACAATAGAAGAATTAACCGCAAGACTAACTAAAGCAGGATTATAAAATGATTACAAACACTTGGAATATCGTAGCGATGAATTGCAAACCTGATGTAAATGGTATGCTTGATTACGTTGTAACCTCACATTGGACTCTTACTGCAACTGATGGTACTTACACAGGTTCAGTGTACGGCACAGCATCATTTGAAGTTGACCCTGACAAGCCTGACTATACCCCTTATGTAGACTTAACTTTGGAAGAAGTTATTGCTTGGACACAAGCATCATTAGGTGCAGAGCAAGTAGCGTCTTATGAAAAGTCTGTTGCTGACCAAATTGAAGCACAAATTAACCCGACTATAGTAACTCCACCTCTACCTTGGATTGTATAAAAATGATTGATTTAAACTTAAGCGTACAAGAAATTAACCTTATCCTACAAGCACTGGGTCAAGCACCTTATGCTCAAGTAGCAGAGTTAGTGGAAAAGATTAAAGCCCAAGCAATACCACAAGTTGAGGCTTTGCCAAAAGAAGAAGTAGTAGAATGAAAATAGAATGGTCTGAGGCTTCAACTAAACGAGGTATTATATGGGTAGTCACTGCTGTAATAGGCACTGTATTTGTATTCTTAGGTAAGCCTGTAGACCAACTATTACTACTCGCTAGTGATTTAGTGTGGCCTGTAGCCCCTACTGAAGTTTGGGCATAGTTTAGTATATGTTTGGGTTAGCAACTCTTGCAGGTGCTCCATTATCCTCGTTAGCCCAAACAAATGTTATAGTTATTGTAAATGAGACTCAGACTCTAACAAATAGCCAAACTGGGCTTGTAGCCTTTCTAGCTGCTTTAAATGAAACTCAAACTTTAACAAATAGCCAAACTGGGCTTGTAGCCTTTCTAGCTGCTTTAGCTGAAACCCAAACCCTAACAGACCTAAATACAGTCTTAGCGCAGTTTAATTGTATATATACAGACTCCCAACTGCTAACTGACTCCCAATATGCCAGAGGGTGGTTTAAAATAGACGATACTCAAGGACAGTTTCAGCCACAAACGTATAGCACCGAATCAATAGCGGAGTTGGCCTTTGCAGAGACTAGTGGTAAACTACCTCTTGTGGCAATAGGGTGGCTACCTGTAGACGATAATCAAGCAACATCATGGACTGCGGTAAACGACTCCCAAACAGTTAACTGGACCCCTGTAAACGATATTCAATAAAGGACATTCTTATGGCTTCAACATATTCACCTAACCTACGTATAGAGCTCATCGCTGTTGGTGAACAATCTAACACATGGGGTGGCACAACTAATAACAATCTTGGAACTTTGATTGAGGAAGCCATTTCAGGGGTGGTCTCTGTCAGTGTAACAGCAGGTAATGTCACACTCACCGCTTTAGACGGTGCTACAGATCAGTCTCGTCAGATGATTATTATAGCTACTGGAACCCCCGGCGTTGCACGTGTTATAACTGCCCCTGCGGTAGACAAGGTTTACATAGTACATAATAACTCTAATGCGTCTCTTAGTTTTATTGCTTCAGGTGGTACTGGTGTTACTTTAATTGTTGGAGCTAAGAAATACATATACTGCGATGGAACTAATTTCTACGAAGCGGTTAATGCTCTAACAGTTACAAGCGGTACGATAGATGGCACTACAATAGGTGCTACTACAGCGACTACAGGCAGATTCACCACGGTAAATACCTCTGGGCAGATTACTTCTACTGTTGTTACGGGCACAGCACCTTTTATTGTGGCTTCTACTACGGCGGTAGCCAATTTAACGGCAAGTAATGTAACTACTAATGCCGATCTTACAGGTGCAGTTAGCTCGTCTGGAAATTCAACATCGTTAGGGTCATTTACTTCAGGTCAATTAGCACTTGCTTTAAGTGATGAAACAGGCTCAGGTAAAGCTGTATTTGCTACTTCTCCTACTTTAGTATCTCCTGCTCTTGGAACCCCATCGGCTCTTGTAGGTACTAATATCACTGGAACTGCTTCTGGCTTAACTGCTGGTAATGTAACTACTAATGCCAATCTTACAGGTGCTGTAACTTCTGTTGGTAATGCTAGTTCTTTAGGGGGTTTTACTTCAGCACAATTAGCAACTGCTCTTACAGATGAAACAGGTTCTGGTAGTGCAGTATTTGCTACTTCTCCTACTTTAGTAACTCCTGCTCTTGGAACCCCATCGGCTCTTGTAGGTACTAATATTACGGGCACGGCTGCAAGTTTAACTGCTGGTAATGTAACTACTAATGCCAATCTTACAGGTGCTATAACCTCTGTAGGTAATGTTAGTTCTTTAGGTTCTTTTACTTCAGCTAACCTTGCTGGAGCTTTAACAGATGAGACAGGCTCTGGCAGTGCTGTATTTGCAACAAGCCCTGCTTTAGTAACTCCGGTTCTTGGAACACCGTCTTCAGGCAACTTTTCTACAGGAACTTTTACGTGGCCTACTTTTAACCAGAATACTACAGGCAATGCAGCTACTGTAACTAATGGGGTATATACAACTGGAACTCAAACTATTGGTGGAAGCAAAACCTTTAGCAGTACGGTTTTATTGGCAGATGGTGGTGTAATGTTTGCTTCTGATGGCGGTCAAGACACAGGTATTTCTTGGGCGTCTGATGGTGTAATGAATGTAAGATGTAATGCAAGTACCGTTGGACAGTTTACTTCTTCAGGATTTACAGGTAATTCAGCAACTGCTACAAACGCTACAAACGCTACAAACGCTACTACAGCTACTAATCAAAGTGGGGGTACTGTTAATGCCACAACTATAACAGGGTCATCAAACGCAACTATTAACAGCAAAACTGTTGGTAGTGGTGCAACTAGCTTACTAAATGCTACGGCAGTGGGGTATCAGGCACTTGCGGTGAATACAGGAAGCGGTCTTGCCAACACAGCAATAGGCTACCAAACACTAAAAGCCAACACAACAGGTAACGGTAACACAGCTGTGGGTTCATCCGCACTCCAAGCCACCACAACGGGTAACGGTAACACAGCTGTGGGTGTGGTTTCACTCCAAGCCACCACAACGGGTGCCAATAACACATCTGTGGGTTCATCTGCAATGTTCTACAACACAACGGGCTATGATAATACAGCTGTGGGTGAATCAGCACTTATGGGCAACACAGCTGGGATATTTAACTCAGGATTTGGTAGTTATGCACTGTACAACACAACGGGTTCTGGTAACATAGGAATAGGGGGTTGGACTGCTGCTGGGGTATATTCTCCATCATATAATATAACTACAGAAAATAATTATGTTCAGATAGGATCAACCTCAGTTACTAAGGCGGTATGTAAAGTTGCATGGACTACCTCTTCTGACGCTAGAGATAAAACTAACTTTGCCGTAGTCCCTCACGGTTTAGATTTTGTAACCAAACTTAAACCCACTGCATATCAGTTTACAGAAGACAGAGTTGCTAACCTTGCTGTAGGGGATGTCAAATACGGGTTTTTAGCGCAAGACATCCTCGAATTAGAAGGAACTTCCCCCGTTATTATTGATGCTGGAAATCCTGACCACCTGTATTATACAGAGTCAAATCTTACCCCTATATTAGTCAATGCCATCAAAGAACTAAATGCCCGTTTAGAAGCTTTAGAAGGAAAAAGTAACTAATGAAAATAGAATGGTCTGAGGCTTCAACTAAACGAGGTATTATATGGGTAGTCACTGCTGTAATAGGCACTGTATTTGTATTCTTAGGTAAGCCTGTAGACCAACTATTACTACTTGCTGGCGGTGTTGCTGGTGGGCTTGGCGTGATATTAAAAGACTGATGCCTTACTTATTCGTTGCCCTTATTGTTACAAGTTTTGCTTCTGGGTACGGGTTTGCGTATAAAGTATCAAAAGCAGAAATTAGAGAAATGTCAGAGAGTATATCTGACATGAACCGAGAAGCAGAATTACAACTAGCTACTCTTACTGAAGAAGCGGATAGGGCACATACAGAAGCCTTGAAGCTTAATAAAGAATTGGAGGATGCCAATGTATCAACAATCAATGCTATTAACAGCCAGCGTGACGCTTTTAAGTCTGTGCGCATGTACGACAACAGCAGGAAAGGTAGTAGTTGCACCGCAACAAAAGGTGATAATACCAACCCCACTGCTGGAACCTATGAAGATAGACACGAACTTTCAGACGAACTTACAAGCTTTCTCAAGTCTGAAGCTTACAGAGCAGATCAGATAGCAGCCTATGCTGCACTGTGTCAGAAGTTCGTAGTAGATAACAACTGTGGGATAAGTAGATAATGGAAACGTCTAGCAAGGGGGTAGCTCTTATTAAAGAGTTTGAAAGCTTTAGAGCGGCGCCGTACCTTTGTGCCGCAGGTGTGCCTACTATAGGCTGGGGGACTACTCGATACCCTGATGGGCGGGCTGTTAAACTGTCAGACCCCAAAATAACAGAAGCTGTTGCGGATATGTACTTACACCATGACCTGTTTACTTTTGAAAAGGCAGTTAATAAAGTGCTTACTATACCTATACAACAAAGTCAATTTGATGCTTGTGTATCGCTATGTTACAATATTGGTCAAGGAAACTTCACATCTTCCACTTTAGTAAAAATGTTAAACGCAGGAACTGCACCAGACCTAATAGCTCCGCAGTTTCTTCGCTGGGATAAAGCCAAAGGTAAGTCATTAGCGGGTCTAACACGTAGACGTAAAGCTGAGATGGCGCTTTTTTTAACTAGCACTGCATAGAATTATTTAGAGGTTGATGGATGGCTTTACAATATCTTCAGTTTAGACCCGGAGTCTCCAGAGAGTCTACCAACCTTGCCAACACAGGTGGTTTCTATGCATGTCAATGGGTGCGTTTTAGAAGTGGTTCCCCTGAAAAAATAAACGGTTGGGTTTTACCTAGTGCAAACACCTACGAAGGGCTATGTCGTAGCTTAGTAGAATGGGTAACGCTTAACGGTAACTATATCGTTGGCTTGGGAACTAATTTAAAATACTACCTTTATATAGGTGGTGCTTACTTTGATATTACTCCTATCCGCTTATCAAGCAATCTTGCAGCTAACCCTTTTTACCCTATATATTCTACGCTTTCAGCGGGTATTTCAGCCACCGATACAACCATCTCTGTCACTAGTGGCACTTCGTTTACCCGTGTTTATCCTTATACTATCCGTATAGACTCTGAAGATATTTACGTTACTTCTGCGGCTGGAACTACTCTATCAACATGCATACGAGGCTTTAATGGAACAACAGCGGCAGTGCATAGTACCAGTGCTGTGGTGTCTAGTCCTTATTTAGTAGTAGCAAGTACAGCTAACGCAGCTTATGTAGGTGATTTTGTTACTTTTACAGGCGCTACAACATTTGGTCCCTATAGCTCAGATATCCTTAATTCTGAGTATCAAGTAGCCTCACAAACAACAAACTACATAGCTATATACACAGGTATTCAATCAACTTCTGTTACCAATGGAGGCGGTAGTGCACCTGTTGTAGCTGACTATCAAATTCACATAGGTCAGGAGATTGTTACTTTTGGTAATGGCTGGGGTGTTGGTCCTTGGGGGCAAAGCCTTGGTTGGGGGTTACCTTACCCTACTAGCTACGAGCTACAAGGACTTCGCTTATGGAGTGCAGATACCTTTGGTCAAGACTTAGTATACAACGTCCGTAATGGTGGGGTGTACTATTGGTCTGCTGCAAATGATTTAACGCCTAGTGGGCAGGTTACTGGTCCCGGTATTGATATGTCAAGTGTAGCCTTTAGCGCTGATGCTGGTGCTCCTAATGTAGCAACTTTTGCTTTTGTCTCTGAAGAACGCCATATTGTAGTATTAGGAACCAATGACCCTAAGGCCACTAGTCCTACAGAGCAAGACCCTATGTTTATTAGGTGGTGTAGCCAAGAAGACCCCCTAGTATGGGTTCCAGCTATAACTAACACTGCAGGTGGTCAACGCCTAGCTTATGGCAGTACC